ATCGCCGGCGGCCGGCTCGGTCAAACTCAGATGATCAAACGCCTGGTGGAATGCTTGAGCGTACCGGGTGAAACGTGGGTCGCCATCGTCATGGGCTTGCCCGGTGGGCCGCCGGCGGGCACCTGGCTGCCGCTGAGCCGTGATGAAATGCAGACCAAGGGCAACGTGGTCACCGTGACGCTGCCCAACGGCGCAAAGCATGACCTGAGTCTGCGGGGCACCAACAGCGACAGTTTGCTACGGATCTGGAACCCCCGACCGCGCCGGGCCTATGAACCCGACAGTCCGGTCAAAGCATGTTTGGATCCGCTTCATGAAATCGTGCGGACCACGAAAACCATTGCCAACGCCAGTAAGTCGCGTCTAATTGGTAATGGAATCGTACTCATTCCGCAGGAAATGAGCCTGCCGACGCAAGCCACGCCGACAGCAGCCGGAAAGCCCGACGGATCGCCGGCGCTTCCCACGGTCAACATGCCTGCCGCGACACAGCTTCAAGAGCTGCTGTTCCAGGTTGCGCAGACGGCCTACGACGACCCCGACTCGATGGCGGCGCTCATTCCCATCATGGCCGGCGTACCCAGTGACCTGATCGAGAAGGTGAGCCATGTCAAGTTCGACAACGAAGTCACCGCGCTGGCCATTCAGACCCGAAACGATGCCATCGCCCGACTGGCGATGGGCCTCGACGTCAGCCCCGAGCGGCTGCTTGGGCTGGGCAGTTCCACGAACCATTGGAGCGCCTGGCAGATCGGCGACACCGACGTTCAGCTGCACATCGCCCCGGTGATGGAACTGATCGTTCAGGCGATCACCAAAGACATTCTGTCCGTGGTGTTAGAACGCGAGGGCATCGATCCTGAGCAGTACGTGCTCTGGTATGACACCGGCGGTCTGACCAGTGATCCTGACAAATCCGATCAGGCCAGTGACGCCTTCGACCGCGGATCGATTACCGCCGAGGCTTACCGCGAGTTCTTGAATCTCGGCGATACCGGTTACGATTTCACGACGCTTTCAGGCTGGCAACAATGGGCGTCCGACCGGGTAAGCCAAGATCCCACCTTGCTTCAGCCGCTCATGCCACTGCTGCCGACGACACTTCAAGGTCTCGATTTTCCCGAGCCGATACCCGCATTGCCGTCGGCGCCGGCCGATCACACCGACGTCGAGAGTGACAGCGGCGGTGACAGCGAGACACAGGGCGACGGGCAGCCGGGCAGCGAAGGCGCCTCACCGCCCAGTGAACGGGAAACCCGTTCCGTGATCGGAGCCGACGAACTATCGCTGGTAGAGCGTCTATTGGTCACTCGTGCGCTGGAGCTCGCCGGCAAGCGCAGGGTCAACAGTCGCGACACCGCGCAACGCAGCCGGCTTGCCAATTACCAGCCCCACGAATATCACCGCCTGCTCCCGGCGGTCGATGAGCGAAAGATTCCCGACCTGATCCGCGGCTGGGACACGGCCCTAGAAGATGACGTGATCGCGCGAATGGGCATCGACAGCGAGCAGCTGCGTGGCCGCGTACGCGCTGAGGTTCGCCGCCAGCTGACAACACAGGTGGTCAACGCCTGATGAGCTGCCCTACCTGCCGTTCCGATGACCCTAACCTGGTCGGTGTACTGCGGTCGACCGGCAAAGAATGCCGCGATCCGTTCCACTGCCCTGATCCCGAGAGACACGGCAATCCGTTCCGATATTGCCCGTATTGCAGCTGGTCAGAGGGCGACGCCTGATGTGGCCGGGTCGCGGCGAAGCCCTCGATCACACACTGGCCGCCGAACAAGCGATCAGCGACCTGGTGAGCGCCGCGATCGAATGCTGGCTGCCATTCGTGGAAAGTTCTGTGCTCCCCACGCTGGTCGGCAATCTGGCCGCCTCGGGGTCAAGCTACAACGGCGATCCATATGCCGATCGTCAACCGGGAAAATCATTACCACCGAACCTTGCTGCGTTCACATCGGGACAGGCCGCCGGTCGTTGGGATCAGCACTCGGGTGAGCTGATCCTAACGGGTCTCGCTGTCATTTGGGCGGTAGCTCTGACGCAAACTCTGTCTGCGCTGGATATGGAGCTGCCCCAGACCCCTGTCGGCGAGTCGCCTGAACTACCAGAGGCGGTGATCAAAGCGATACGAACTGCTACTGGCCTGGAAAAAGACGAAATTCAGACCATTGAACATCAAGTGGCAAGCGCGCCCAACTATGCCGCCTCACGCGGAGATATGCTCGCGATGCATCGCAACTACATTGACGATATTCCGGCGCTGATCGCGCGGACAATTCAGGCGGCGGTGAACAACCTCCCGAAAGATCAGGCGGCCGACAATGACACGGTGCGTTTGACAGTGCACCAGGCCATGAGCCCGGCCAGTGTGGAAATGCGCAACCTCGCTCGAGATCAGGGTTATCAGGCAGCCGGCGTACAGAACCATGCCGTTTTGGCCGCGGCGCGCACCAACGACACTGAGCAATTAGAGAAGCTATGGATAGCCACAATCGATTCACGAACCCGCGATACGCACTTCGCCGCCGACGGTCAGCGAGCACCGCTCAAAGGTAAGTTCACGGTCGGTGGAGCACAGCTTGATCGACCCGGCGACCCGACCGGACCAGCTCGTGAGGTCCGTAATTGTCGCTGTCGTGTCGGTGTGCTGGCGCATGACGAGATTCTGCCTGACGAAATTGATCGACATACCGAGCGATTGGCTGGCCGCGATGCTACAGCCAGTCGTAGAGAAGGCTCGACTGGAGACGAAATTGCGCGACGATCAGGCAAGGGCATCGTTCGTGCGCGCGATGACGATGAAGGTATCGGCAGGACAGCAGCAGGAGGCAGGGACATGAATGCACCAGTGACGGCGGCCGTAGGCGATAAGACAGCCGACGGCGCCGACATCGTTGCCGAGGGCTTGATCACTGACGACGGCAAGACGGTCTACACCGACACCGGTGACGACAGCGACGCTGAAATGTACCGGACCTTCACCGATCAGCCGGTGGCAATCGTGGGCGAACCGACCAGTGACGGTCGGGTTATCGCTAACGACGTCAATCTATCCGTCCGCGAATGCCCGTTACCGCTGATGTGGATGAAGACAACCGGATCCGGCTTCGGCGGTCACACCGAGGCCTTCACCGTCGGCGTGATCGAATCGGCCGACATGGGTGACGGCGTGATCAAAACCAGCGGCTACATGCTCAACACATCGGAGGCCGACGAAGCCAGCAGCGAGCTCTCCCACGGTGTTACCGCGCCCAGCGTCGACCTGGCGGCAACCGAATGGAAACTGACCGACGAAGACGGCAAAGAAATCAGTGAGGAGGACTGGTGGGACATGCCGATGGACGCCAAGGTGTTCCAAACGATCACCGCCGCGGAGCTGATCGGTACGACCCTGGTCGCCACGCCGGCCTTCGGATCCACCAAACTTGTGCTCAACGATGATCGTGAATCCCGCAATGTCGCGGTCGTCGCCAGCGCAGCTGAAGACTTCCGGCCACGGGTCTACCGGGCCAAATTCTTCGCCAAGCCTGAGCTGAGCGCTCCGACTCTGCCGACGATGGATGACGAGGGCCGGATCTTCGGACATCTGGCGTGTTTCGGCGAATGCCATCGATCGATTCAAAGCCAATGCGTCATGGCGCCGCGGTCGCGTACTGAGTACGCGCACTTTCACACCAGCCCGGCCGTACGCCTTGACGATGGCAGCAGTATTGCCGTCGGCCGATTGACCGTCGGCACCGGACATGCTTCTGATCGTGTATCAGGCCCCGCGGCGATGGCGCATTACGACAACACCGGGACGTGTTTTGCCTTAGTCCGCGTCTACGAGGACGAACATGGCATCAGCTTTTCCGGTGTCGCGCACCCGACCGCGACAACCGAACAGATCGAGGCAGGGATTACTGCCCCGCTTTCCGGCGACTGGCGTGATTTCGGGGGCGGCCTTGAACTTGTGGCGGCGCTGGCGGTCAACACACCGGGCTTCGCGGCGCGCGGCCGCGAGGATGACCGCGGACGTCCGGTGACCTTGGTCGCCAGCCTTGGCCCGTCGCCTCTCGATAAGCATTCGATGCGGGGGCCTATCTTGACGCTGAACGATATTCGTCGGGCCGTAGCCGAAGGTATCGCCGCTAGCAAAGCCTCCGATGAAGCAATGGCTCTGTTAGCCCGTGCCGAGCGCACCGTCGGCCGTCCACCGACGCCGAACGATGAGATCGCTGCCATGCTGGGAAGTAGAAAATGATCTTTCTCGGTGTTCTGCTGCTGATCATCTACATTTTCGTTCGGCATCCGTTGCTTTTGGGTGCCGGTGTTCTGTTGTTGATCATCGGCATGGTGCTGTTGCTATCCAGCGGAATTGGCCATTACGGCTACTACTGATGGGCTGCAATTGCGGCAAGAACCGCGTTGGATCCAAGTCGATCGTCCAAGGCGCTGACGGCAAGCGTGTCAAGGTGCTCGGCTTTCAGGTGTGCTATCCCGACGGCACATGCACACCGGAAAATCAGCCGATCTTTTCCATGATTGAAGCACGTCAAATGATCCGCAACGCTCGTGGCGGCACCATCAAACGTCTAGTGAAAGACGTCGCATAACGCCGGTAATGCACGGCGGTTCCCTAGTGTCACCGATCAGAGAGTTACCGCTGGCTACGGGCCGGGTGCGATCTACCGAGTGTTCATGTACGTGTGAGACTTAGGAGTCCCGAAGTGGCTTTCCAATTGCCGGAACAGCTGCCCGCCACCGTCGCCGAGCTGGATGAGCTCCGTGGCCGAGCGCAGGCGCAGATCAACGTCATTCAAGCCCGGCACGAAGCCGGCGACGAATTGACGCGCGACGATGCCATCGAGCTGCGTCGCTTGCTGGACGCCGTTGACACCATCAGTACCGCTCGCGATGAAGCCGCGACGGCCGAAGCCGAGCATGCCACCGAAGTCAACGACTTGCTCACCCGCGCGCAAGGCCAACAGGCCAGCGACGAAGCGCCGGATGACGCCGACGCCGACGCGCAAGAGGGCGGTGAAGCGCCCGACGCCAACGCTGAAGACAATGACGATCAGGCCACCAACATTGATCAGGCTGATGCTGACCAGGCGCCCGCCGCTGTCGCGGCATCCGGTAATCGGCCGGTGACCTTCGCCGGCACTGGCGCTAACGATGCGCCGGAGAATGAAGGGCCGGGCTGGCAGATGCACCCGACCGCGCCGAAGTATCGTCCGGGCCGTGTCGGTTTCACCGAGCTGGGCTTGGCGTTGGACAGCGTTCGACCGGGCAGCCGGTCCGCGCGCCAGCCCAACCGCAGCAACATGAAGCGGGACGGGCGCGAGTACAGCCGACAGGTGGTCGCCACTCTTGACCGTGGAGTCGAGGCGGTAGATGACAGTCACGCGCTGGTCGCCGCGATCGAAAAGGCTACCCGTGAGATCAATGGACAGCCCGTCACCGCACAAGTCCTAACGGCGGCCGGCGGCTGGTGTGCGCCGAGCGAGCAGCTGTACGACTTCTGCGACGTTCCCGACGCGACCGATCTGCTGAGCCTCCCCGAAATCACGAT